CTATCGTCAAGAGAGTTGCAATTGGAGTGATCGATACAATGTTCTGGCCATGTCCCGTTCATATACAACCAAGCCAGCCTCGATGAGGCATATGATGTCTTATAAATCTGTATAACATTGTATGGCCTTCCCCTGATGCGGCGGACGCTTCCTGCCATTTTTCCGTTGCGGAAAGATTTATTCTTGCCGGGGCAAGATATCCAAGTCCACTCTCCAGAATGAGGATTGTAAGACAGTATGGACATCAAATGTAGCTGGTCGAACCAAGGCTTATTCATACCGCCACATCTCCTTGGCCTCTGTGCAGAGGCGGACCACATCGTTAGCCTCTTGTGCAGTGCAACCCAGTGTTTCCTTGCCTTCGAGGCGGTCGAGAAACGCCTGTGCTTCGGCAATGTAATTGGAATCGAAGGTATCTCGTCCACCGAAGCTGTGGATAAGTTGTCCCTTATTATTCTTGAGGAAGGTCTGCCGGTTGACGAGATCGGTGTCGATTGACCCCTCTTCGCCTATGATTACAAAGCCACGACGTTCAACGCGAGTAAGATAGTCAAGATGAACAGTGGTATAGCAATCGTTATTATCATGACGAAGTATGACAACAGCCAAATCCTCTGGATCGTTTCGGAGGGAAACTGCTGTGAAACGAGCGCGGCCGAGCAGATAAAGAGCGAGATCAAGCTCGTGACTCCAATTGAGGAGTACACCGTCGCGGCGGTATTGAGGCTTATCGTTAAACTGAGCACAGGTAAACCTCGCCCAAATTGGTTTGCCAATCAGGCCTTGGCCAAGCCACTCACGGACTTTCTTTACACAGGAATGGAAGCGGAGATTGTAGCCGACCATCTTGATGTATTCGGATACATCCGTTAGTGGCTCAGCCGAGATGGGCTTTTCCACAAAGATTGGTTTGCCATATCGTGCGACAAAGAAGAGGTCGTCGCGATGACGGCTGGTCGGCGTTGCGATGACAACAGCATCGCATTGTCTCATCAACATATCTCTATCTTGCAATATGGACCCAATGATTTTTGGATCATAGGCGTGAATCGGACAGCCAAGACTTATGAAGTTCTTAGCGTGTCGAGACCCTATGCTCCCCATGCCGAGGATGCCAATGCTAGGCCTTACCATTGATGCCTCGGTACAGGTCGCCAAGAGCCGTTACTTCCGTGACCGGACTATTCCAGCCGCGAGATAGGTATTTGAAGAACGGGTCGATATCTTTCGCCCGATGATAGGACCCCTGAACGTCGTACCGGGCTGGCAGATCAATGTCATTGGCAAGGATGCGGCGCCAAGTCCGCTTGAACAAGCCACTCGCTGTGACCAAGAGATCATTGTACGTGCTGAGTAGGGTCTCTGGATACCGAAAGTCTCGGTCAGCAACCAAGCATCGTGCGAGTATCTTGCCACCGTCGATAGCATCATTCACCTCATGTATCGTTACCCCCTTTGGGGTCTTGAGCCACCACGACCAGAAATTCGGATGCGCCCCCCTGTTATACGGCAGCAGCGAGCCATGAATATTGATTATACGTCCGCCATATTCGGCAATAGTGTGCGGCTGAATAATCTTGCGGTATCCAAATGAGATAACCCAATCGGTCTCGGGCCAGTCAGAGACTTCCATGTTTGGTAACCGAGTAATGGCATCGCAGCCGCTGGCCGTGACGGTTTCCTCAATTAGTTCCGGATATGGCGATAGGATTAGGACTCTTGTGGCCATCCGACTTTCCTTATGATGGTAATGGCGGTTCCCTTACCCGTTTCCTCTTTCGTGACCTCTTTATAGGCTGGGTTCGCCAGCCACAGCTTGGGATAATCCATGTGATAACTTTTTATCCCATCGAGATGTTGATAGGGAACGACCTTTGGCTTTCGTGCGTTGAAGTCGTGGATGGCGATAAAGCCGTTAGGCTTTAGGAGGTAGTCGCTGTCTGAGACGGCCTCAAAAAGGTCGTCTCTATCTATGAGATAGAGGCAAAAGCCAAAGATGATGAGGTCGAACTCGTGTCGGTCGAAATAGATGCCTATGTCCGTGGCGATTCCTGTGTGGAGGTCAAGAAGTGGATATTTGATTTTGCCTTCGGAGATTGCCTTGGAAGATGGATCAACACCGGCTCCTCTTCCTCGTAGGTATCTATTGAGTTCATCAAGATATCGGCCGTCGCCGCAGCCCACCTCAAGTATCCGAGGTGACTGTAGACCAAGGCCAAGTATGGGATTGAGAACGCGGCGGTTAAGCGCCTTTGTGCGATTTCGTTCATGATAGTTGTCTCCTTCCCCTTCTAGGAACGCATCAGCTTGATTCATTAAATTTTCCCCAATGGACTAAATCGGCCTCTTTGTTGCCAAAGATAAAGTGTTTGTCTTGCCGACCCTCCTCCACCATGCCGTAGTGCTGGCATATGCCCATCATCCTATAATTGATGGACATGCAACCTGCTTCTACTTTCCTGATCCCATCTGTGAATAACTCATCACAAAAATGTGACCACGCTTCCTGTCCATACCCATGTCCCCATTGTGTTTTCTCGCCCAGCATGATCCCGACATTGGCCACCGAGTTGTAGCGGTCAATGCTGGCCGTTATGGTTCCAATCAGGAGGTCACCGAGATAAATCCCGATGTACTTATCTCCGTGACGGATTGAATTAAAGTAATTAATCTGAGACTGGATGTTGTGGGGCCGATGACGCTGTTCAGAATACTTCACAACGTCAGGGTCGTTTAACCACCCCACAACAGTCCGCATTTCCTCTTCATCATAGATGAGGTTATGCAGACTTAGCCTTTTTGTTTTTAACGGGAATGGCATCGGGATATTCCGCTTCTTCTCTTAAATGCTGTACGACTTTGTACATGGCTTCTGTTAAGATCAGCAGCCCCTCAGCCTCGGCGCTATAGCCGCCAAGTCCACGTCGCTTGACGACTTCCTTCATGATCTCTTTCTCAAGCTGTTGAATTTGTTCTAGTTTCATACTATCTTTCCTCTTTGTAGGGCTCGAAATGAATCTTCCCATCCTCGCCAAAGCGGCAATTGAAATATCGAAGCGACTGGAAAAGGCCAGCGCCGAATCCAAGCTTATAGAATTTGCCGAGTACATTTGGCCCGTAGTTGAACCCGCAATACCCTTTGTCAGGGGTTGGGCTATTGAAGCCATTGCGGAGCATCTCGAAGCTGTCACCGACGGCCATATTAAAAGACTCCTAATGAATGTGCCGCCCGGTTTCACCAAGTCACTAATGACTGACGTGTTCTGGCCAGCGTGGGAATGGGGGCCAAGGGCTATGCCTTGGTTACGCTACGTTTGCGCATCATACTCGGCCCACCTAACTGAGCGGGATAATATGCGGTGCCGGAACATTGTCATTAGCGACCGGTACCAAAAGCTGTGGGGAAACCGGTTTAAGGTTAGTAACGAACAGTTTACTAAGATTAAATTCGCCAATGACAAGACTGGATGGAAGCTTGCCACTTCGGTCAGCGGTATCGGGGTGGGTGAGCGTGGGGATCGCTTCATCATTGACGACCCCAACAATACTATGGAGATGGAATCGGAACAGGTCCGTCACACGACCAATATGTGGTTTACGGAAGTTGTTCCTGACCGACTCAACAATCCCCAAGAAAGCGCGATTGTTATTATCCAGCAAAGGCTTAGAGAGGACGACGTAAGCGGAACTGCTATCGCCCGTGAAATGGGCTACACCCACCTTATGATACCTATGAGGCATGATACTTCCCGGCATTGTGTAACAGTATTGGGCATGGAGGACATTACCGATCCCGAGACTGGGGAGGTTACGCAACAGGAACGAATCTGGGAGGACCCCCGCGAAGAGGACGGAGAACTAGCATGGCCTGAGAGGTTTACCGATCAAGTTTGCGTGAATATGGAACGAGATAAGGGTCAGTATGCGTGGGCTGGCCAGTATCAGCAGTATCCGGTTCCCAGAGGCGGTGCCATTATTAAAGAAGAATATTGGCAGTTGTGGGACACAGATAAGCAACCTACGTTACCAAACTTTGAGTTTATTGTGGCATCCTTGGACCCGGCCTTTACCGAGAAGGACGAGAACGATCCATCGGCGCTAACTGTTTGGGGCGTATGGAAAAGTACCGAGGAGGACAGGCTTCAGCCGGTCCCTGACCGACTCAATCGGCATGAGTTCTGGGAACAGAACAAGCACCTCGTTGAGAATCCCAAGATCATGTTGCTCTATGCGTGGGAAGAGCGATTACAATTTAGTGATTTGCTGCAAAGGGTGATAGACACCTGTATCCCCCAACCGGGGGCAACGCGGCCAGCTTTTCCTGTGGATAAGTTATTAATCGAGGCCAAGGGCAATGGACAGTCGGTCGGTCAGGAACTTTCCCGGCTCATCCGAGGGACCGGACGGCTGGGCGTGGACCTTATTGACCCTAAGAAGTATGGCGACAAGTGGACTCGCGTTAACTCTATTGAGCACCTATTCCGAGACGGCATGGTCTACGCTCCCGACCGTAGTTGGGCCGACAAGGTTATCAACCAGTGCGCGTTGTTCCCCAAGGGTGCCCACGATGACCTCGTGGATACCGTGTCGCAAGCCCTTAGGTGGTTGAGGGATATGGGCTTCGCGCTCCGTAAGGAAGAGTATGCTGTAGCCGCCAATGAAGAACTCGGCTATGATAACCGCATATCTCCAGCGTCTTTATATTGGACCTAGTGTGAATGGCAGATAAGACAGGCAGTCTCCGCCGGGACGATCCGTACCCGAAGCCTACCAAACCTCACCTTAAGTTGGTGAAGACTGACAAAACTTTGTCAGAACAAAACGTGAACATAACCGTCGAGAATGGGATGCTTCGCATCGACCATGAAGACGGAACCACCACGTTTGACACCAACCCGGATCGGATACGTGCTGCTACTGCCCCCAAGCGAGACACTTCTTTTGAGGCAAATCTGGCCCACGATATGGAAGAGGGAACCCTCGACCAGATTGCGTCTGAGTTATTGGAAGGGATCGAGCGCGACATATTGTCGCGGCGAGAATGGATGGATACAAGGGCACTCGGTATCCAGCTACTTGGGCTCAAGCTGGAAAAGCCTCGAAGCGACCTTGGCTCCTCGTCCGCTCCGCTGGAGGGAATGTCCACGGTGCGGCATCCTCTCTTGCTGGAAGCCACTGTGTCGTTTCAGGCTACGGCTAGGGCTGAACTCCTCCCTGCGGCGGGACCGGTCAAGGTCCGTAATGACACCCCGATCATGCCGCGCCACGTCCTCTCGTCGCCCAATCCGGCGGACCCGGACAATCCGTATCCCACCCTGCCTCCCCCTGAGCTTGCGGCCTCCAGTGATGAGAACGCTCAGGCCCTTGAACGAGACCTCAATCACTACTTGTTGACCAAGACAGACTACGTGGCAGACACCGACCGGATGTTGTTCTATGTCGGCTTTGGTGGTGATGGGTTCAAGAAGGTCTACAATCATCCGCTGTTGCGTAGGCCAGTCTCTGAAAGTGTTGATGCGGAAGATTTAATTGTCTCCAACGCGGCCACTGATCTGAATAACTGTGGTAGAGTCACTCATCGCATTCGTATGAGGAAAGCAGTCCTCAAACGTATGATGATTGATGGGGTCTACCGCGATGTCGACCTTGCGCCGCCCACCCAGAATAATAATAACCCGGTTGACCAGCAAAAAAATCAAATTGCGGGCTTTAATCCGACGGTACAGACGCCTGAAGACCGGGACTACGAAATCTACGAAATATACACTGAGTTAGACCTAGACGAGTTTGCACCAGAGAAATTCAAGGGCAAGGGGTTACCTCTTCCCTACCGTGTCACAATCGAAAAGAACTCACGTAAAGTCCTTGACGTTCGCCGTAACTGGAAGAAAGACGACAAGGAGTGCCAAGCAAAGGAATACTTTGTCCAATTTCCCATGGTTCGAGGTCTTGGCTTCTATGGCCTTGGTTACATTCATTTGCTTGGGAATACTACTATCGCCCTTACTGCTTCGTGGAGATTGCAGCTGGACAACGGGATGTTCGCCAACTTTCCCGGCTTCTTGTACTCCAAGGGCATCGGGCGGCAGTTGACCAACCAGTTCCGTGTGCCGCCCGGTGGTGGTGTGGGGCTTGAGATAGGGGCACAGGATGACATCCGCAAAGCGGTCATGCCGCTCCCGTACAAAGAAACGGGGCCGTCATTCGCGAATTTTACGACTCATGTTGAAGAGATTGGCCGCCGACTTGCGCAGACGGCCAACATCAACGTCGGTGAGGGTAAACAAGATGCACCGGTTGGAACGACACTTGCGCTCATTGAACAGGCCACCAAGGTAATGGACTCGGCGCATAAGCGCCTCCATGCCGCCCAAAGCAAAGAGTTCCAGCTATTGGTGGACCGCTTCCGGGAGGACCCGGACGCTTTCGTGCGTAACTGCAAGGGCTATAAGCAGTGGGAAAAGAAGCAGTTCCTGCAAGCCCTTGAGGACTATCATATTGTTCCCGTAGCCGATCCTAACAACCCGACCAGCCTGCACCGGCTGGCCAAAGCTATGGCCATCAAGGAACTCCAGAAGGTCAATAAGGACCTTTATGATCCCGTGGCTGTGGACCTGCGGGTCATGCAGATCGCTGACATTGACCCGCAGGGCCTATTTAGGCAGACCCCGGCGACCCCGGCGCCTGATCCTCGGATGGTGGCCATTCAACAGAAGTCCGCACAGGCCGAGAAACAGGCCGAGATTCAGTTGCTTGAGACCCAGATCAAGGCACAGTCGGAAGCCGCAAAGCTTCAGGATAGTGCCGCTGAGCGGGCCAGCCGTGAGAAGCTGGAGCAGATGAAGCTTCAGCTTGAGATACTGAAGATACAGGAAGAGCAGATAATTCATAAGCAGCAGATGGCTAATGACACGGTTCAGGCCCATCACAAGATGGCTTTGGATCAGGCGCAGCAGCAACAGAAGATGCAGATGGATGCCCATGCCAAGCGGCAGGATATTATGGCTGAGCATCAGCGGAATCAGGCGAACCTGTATATGGAGGCCATGAAGCAGCATAACAAGCACCAGCTTGAAATGCGCAAGGGTCAGCAGGGCATCCAGATCGAGCACCAGAAGCATCAGGCCCAACTGGCGCGGGACGCACAGCAGCATACGCAAGAGATGCAGCAGCAGCGAGAGCAACATGAAGTTGATCTTGAAGCGTCCAAGAAGATGGCCGAAGCGTCGGCTAAGGCTGCTGGTCCAGCTGAGGCGCAGAAGAGTAAGAACGAAACCGAAGCCCATAAGCAACAGTTAGGGCATAATGAGAAGCGTCTTAAGATGGAAGAACAGAAACACAAGGTCGAGCTAACCAACGAAAAGAAGCTGGCCGCTGCCAAAGCTAAGTCGATGACTATGAAGAAAAAAAGTGATAAGAAGAAATCTGAGGACTAGGAAGGATAGATATGGCCCATCATTACCACGGTGACGTTAAGAAGTCTCGCTTTACGAAGATGCAGAAGATTGTCGGCCATGCCGACCATTATGAATGGCCCGGGGATAAGGCTGCTGATAGGGCCTATTACCAGAATCAAGACCTTGATCCCCTGACGCTGCCTGCTCAGGAAAGCATTGGCCCTATCCCTGCCGGTAAGCCTGCTGGCAGCCAAGTTGGAAAGAAATAATCATGGCGCATCCCTATAAGCACGTTGGTAAGGCCCACCCTCATTCCACTGAAAGGGTGCATAAGTTATTTGGCCATCTGCACCAGAAGAATGGTGAGACGGCGACCTATGCCACTGGTGGCGGGGTAACGCCGAAGACCAGTAAGCATCATGGCAAGACCTATGATGGCATGAAAAGCAAAGTCGCCAAGGAAGTTCCCGCTGGCGGCAAGTCCATGAAAAGACTAGACAAATATGCACGTGGTGGTAAAGTCAAGCATGGCGGTAAGGGCCACCACACCAAGATTAACATTGTGGTCGCCCCGAAGGCTGAAGGTCCAGCCTCAGCGGGACCAATGCCGGGTGGACCCCCGGCACCGATGCCGCCGAAGGCGCCTATGGCGCCGCCACCCTCTCCCATGGCTGGAGGTATGCCGGGGATGGGTGGACCGCCGATGGGTGCCCCCAAAGTCCCGGTTCCTCCCATGGGTGGTCCGGGGGGTATGAAACGAGGTGGTGCTGTGAAATCAGGTCCTAAGTATATCAGTGGTATTGCGAATCCCGAGAACATTGCCAAGTGGGGCAAGCGTACTTCTGAGAACACCCGCTATGCTTCTGGGGGTAAGGTTCTGACTCCTGAGACGGGTGGCTCCCTGACGGGCACGGCTCGTCTGGCCAAGGCCAAGAAGTACGGACTTAAGAAGGGCAAGTAGTGGCCGCCTCGTTCTTTCAGATAGTGGTGACGGCTTGGTTGGCCGTCATCAGCCCTCATAGCACTAAGAAGATTCATCCGGTCAGGCCGGTGACATTTACTTTTCCACAGTTATATTCCGCTGAAGAGTGTTACGAGAAAGCCCAAGAGTTTATGAATAGATACAAACCATTCGGCAAGGCCGAGGTGGTTTGTGTTCCTACGGATAAGCGAGAGATTTAATGCCCGTTGTGGCATGTAACCAATGTGGGACTGTGGTGGATAAGTCCACAAGTCATGTTAACCGTTCCTTAAAAGTTGGTTATAAAGTGTATTGCGGTCTGGATTGTTTCCGTATTTCTATGTCCTTAAAGACAAAGAAGGTGTATGGCCTATCTTATCGTAACCGCAAGCGAGAGGAGATTGCTGGGAGGCCAGCGCCGGACAAATGCGAAGTCTGTGGTGGTTCTGAGAGTAAAAACCGTAACGGTAAGTCGCGTATGCACTTTGACCACGATCACAAAACAGATAGGTTTAGGGGCTGGATTTGTGGCCCTTGTAATAGGGTTTTGGGACTGGTTAAGGACGATTCCGAGCGTTTGCGAGACTTGGCTGAATATTTGGAAAGACACAATGCTATTTTTGGTGAGGAGCCATAATGCCTATTAAAGGACAATCTAAAAAAGAAATAATGCATACGGAGATGAAGAAGTTCAAAGAAGGGGCGCTACATAGCGGGTCCAAGAAGGGTCCGATTGTGAAGAGCCGGAAGCAGGCCATTGCTATCGGGCTCTCCGAGAGCGGACAGTCCAAGAAGAAAAAATAGATTTGTCATGGTGAAGACACGTTTCCATTCCCGCTTAGAGGTATTAGTTGAGGAAGAGGTCCAAAAGATCACCGAGGAAATAATTGGGGGTATCTCCGACCTCAGCAACTATTTCCGTATGGTTGGCCGGATTGACGGGTTAAAAGGCGCTTTGCGCCTTTGCGAGGATATTGAAAGGGATTTAGACCAATGAGCCATGTCAAGCTCAACCGCCAAGCTATTGATGATGTTTCTAAAATTGCCGATTTGGCAGAACGTAAGGCCGCGATTAAGGCCAAAGTCGGGACTCTTGATGGCGTTGATGTGTTGTTCAACAGGATTCTGGTTGCCACCTATGTCCGTTCCAATATGACGCGGGGTGGTATTATTCTAACGGGGAACAACCTCGAAGAGGACGTTTGGCAGGGCAAGGTGGGTTTGGTCCTGAAGGTTGGGCCGGATGCCTTCAAGGATGACGATAGCTTTTCCTTCTATGGCCAGAGTGCCGATATCGGGGAATGGATCGTATTCAAGCCCGGCGATGGTTATCAGGTCGGGATTGGTGATTGGCCGTGTCGGATGGTTCGCGACACCGCTGTTTTGATGAAGGTTAAGAACCCTGCAATTATTGATAAGGATTAATAATGCCCAAGTTGAGACCCCCCGGAGGCCGTCAGGCCGCAGCAAGGTTACAGGTGCAAAATGATCCTGTGGATACAGAAGATACTGGGCGAGATATTGTATCAGCTGGCGAAGAGAACCTCGACGCCGATAGTAATGATGCCGCCGCCGAAGACCCCATCGCAGCCCTCAGAGCCGAAATTGATTCGCTCAAAAAATCGAATACGGATTACCTGAGCCAGATAGAGAAGGAACGGCAAGAGAAGCTGGAGGCCCAGAAGAGGTATCAATCTACGGCTGCCGAGGTTGGCAAGCTTCAGGAGCAGACTGTTTCGTCTCAGCAGGAGGCTATTAATGCGGCTCTTGCGGCGGCTCAGTCGGAGGCGGAGAGTGCTCAACGTGATATCGAAACGGCGACACAGCTTGGAGACCCGAAGGGCCAAGCTGAAGCATATCGTAAACTCGCACGGGCCGAGAGTAAGATTCTAACTCTAGAGCAGGGTAAGGAC